AGCAGCAGTACCATCATGAGAGTGGCCTGTGGTAGCGTTAAACGCCCCTTCAATTGCATTATACTCTGCATCGAAGAGGTCTGCATCAACTACGTTACCATTGGCAATTTCGTTTGCTGTATCTGTACGTGTGTAACCAGCCATGTGTTGCGTCCTTACTGTCTGTCGTTTTGTGCAAACTCTAGGAGCATTGTGTCCAGAGTAAATGAGGGGTTGGTAGAACCATCTTCTATACGAATAGCTATGGTTTTACCTGAGCCAATAATATTGTTGTTATATACTTTGTCTAATTCTCCACCAAAGGTAGAAGTCCCAAATATAGAACCTGTAGCACCAAAGATAACTACAGAGTCGCCAGTGCTTGATACATTAAATGTAGCAGGTTGTATAACACCTGTGTCTGAAGCTGTACCAAAGTCGTATTTGAGGTTAATATCTAAAGTCATATCACCTAAAGGGTCTACATATAAAGACATTCTGTAAAATGTTTTACGGATCTGTGGATCAGTGATAGGCATATAAGGAGATTCATAGATAGCCTCAATAATAGCACCATCAAAGCTACCACCAGTGTCTAGCTCATAAACGAAGCCATCCTCATTAGCAAAGACTGTAGTTTCGTCATACCCGGCGGTATACTTACTGTCAGTGCAATATGCTTTAATACCCTTTGTAGTAGACCATTGCATACCAGTACCACCTTGGGAGACAGTCTTTGTAGCAATAAGACCCTTAGCAGCAGCTTTCTGTTCAGAGGCTACATAACCAAAGATACGATATTGTGCTTTCTCTCTTAAAACAAGGCTACTAAAGGTGGTAGTAGATTGTAGGAACCCGTAAGCGTCCTTAGCGATTACATCAGATGAAATATCTAGACCAAAGTCACCAATACGATCTGTAGCACTTAGCAATCTAATACCATCAGGGGCTACATACATAATGTCACCACCAACTTCTTGAATGGTGTCAGCATCAATACACCCAATACGATCTGTAATAGGGCTTGATGTAAAGTCAGCTACAGTTGTACCAGTAATACGTTTAATAGAGTTACGGCTAAATACAATAAGTTGGTCACGGAATACAGCTAAACCTGTAATCTGGTGTCCTGTATTAATTACACCACCACCAGTAGCTGCACTGAAGTCATCATAAGATGATGGAGCAGTGAAGTATAGATTAGTACCTTTAGCATAAAATGTCGTAGTCTTAAATATAGCTACAAAGCTAGAACCTTGTACATCTGTATTAGTAATAGGCGTAACTGCGTCAGTAGCGTCATCATATACAGCAGGGTAGTTTGTGCTATCAACGATAATAACCTTATGCCCAGCGCCAAAGTTTAACTCTGCGAACCTTGCTTTAGCTCCGTTAAATGTAGAAGTACTCTTTAGAGTCCAACCAGTGCCAGAGCTTCTATAAATCTTACTGTTTGTACCGTCACTGCGTACTGCAATTAGTTCACCAGCATTAACTACTTTAACACCTAAGACAGGGCCAGATCCAGGCACAATATTAGGGTCATACTTTTCAAAACCTCTAATTTTAGAATAGCCACCCTCTTTGGTAACTTCAAAGTTTTGCAGGATTGTAGCAGAACCAATAGCATTAGTACCATGCTGCAACGCACTAAGGTTAGAGATGAGGCCACCTCTAAACTCAATAGGGAATGTTTGCCATTGCGTTGCCATTAGTAATAAACTCTTGTATCTCGCAGGTATTCAGTGCGGTTAATGTGTAAGCTTCTAAGCTGCTTAATGCCTTGTGTAAACTTCTGCATAGCCAATTGTGCAGACTGTGTATCTCCACGGAATTGGTAAACGTAGTACATAGCACCATCAGTGACAATATAACGATATTGCTCTGGGAGATTGGGTACGTCTAGAGGTTTCTCTAAGTCAAAACCGTTTGTAAAATACTCATAAATAACTTCATAAGCTTTATCTGGCTTTGGGTAAAAGACAAGTTCACGACTAGGCGTTCTAGCTACATAACGTGGTATGCTTGAGGAAGAGTTATACTCGCTATCAGCAAACTTGTCAAGATATTCTTCATAATCAAGAACCTTTAGTTTGATCGTGCCAACACTAAGGTCATCATCTCTTTTAATGCGAAAGGTATTCATACTTACAGTCTTGGCATCATATGGGATGCTATACCTAGCTGTGTTTGGGTTCAAGACTTCTGAAGCCTCTACATGGTTCCACGGCCACTCATATGCTTCCTGTTGAATATGTCTAATGGCACTGTTAATAGAGTCTTTAGCAAAGCTATAGTAACCAGTAGCACCAATAAAGTTAGTCTGTGTAAGTTCAACTTCGTTTAGTCTGCGGTTAATATCGTTAACCAATGAAAGGTAATTGTAAGACATTCTTATTTCTCCTTAACACGCAGGAAGATACTACGCTCATACTGCAGCCCAGCGCTTGTAGTAACTCTACAGCAAATGGTATACCTTACATTATTAGTACCTAATGAGAACCTTGCAGTAGCTACAGCATCAGTAATGGTTCCTTGTACAAACTGTAGGCCATGTACAACAGAAGCATTTGCTACTTGTGTCTTTACACCGTCTGCATCATTAATGAACCAAGTAGCAGCAGCTACCAAGTCAGAACCTAGAAAGCGAGACCAGTCTACGCTATAGTCAATAATCTCGTCTTTATCTTTGTCGGGCCACTTGTAAGACATAATAAGTCCTTATGCTGCAATGTATACGGTGTTACTGCCGTTTTGTTGTGTTAGGTATATTGTATAGTCTTGCGGGTTAATATAGACAGTGTTATCCATAGCCCGTGCTGTTATATGTACAATATTATCTGTAGGGGTTACGTAGGATGTTCTAGCTGTATCATATGACACAAGATAGATAACACGGCTTCTGTCATATACATCAGGATCATAAGGGAAGTTAACTGCTAAAGGGTCTTCTAAGTCTAGCTCAAAGGTAGCAGCAACAGAGGTAGGGGTAATATGAGCCAAGCCTGTTACTTCTGCTAATTCTTGTATAACTACAGAAGATGTAACACTACCGTTAGTTATATTCGCATCTGCACTAAAGTCAATGTTAGATGTAAAAGTATTAGCAGTAATACTGACTATATTTGTATTGGCCTTAGCGTCTACGTCTGAAAAGTCTGTTGCGTATAATGTTACAATAATAGGACTAGGCGTTATGTTAGCTTTTGCGTCTACATCATATAAAGTATTTACTTGTGTTGTTGCACCTACATTAGAGAAAGGTATATTGGCTTTAGCATCTACGTCAGCAAAAGAAGAAGCCTGAATAGAAGAAGAAGAGCTAGGTAATAAGGTAATAGCTTTAGCATCTACATCAGCAAAAACCTCTGCAACCACAGAAGCCGTTACAGGTGTAGGAGTTAGGCTAGCTTTGCCCTGAACGTCATATAATGCATTCACCTGTAAAGTAGCCAATACTTTATTTAATGCTAGAACGGCTTGGGCATCTACATCAGCGAAAGCAAAAGCTTGAATAGAAGAAGCTGCACTGGGCAGTAAATGTACAGCTTTTGCATCTTGTAAAAGGCTACTAATATATACAACAGAAGAGACGCTACCAGCAAAACCATTGGCTGCACTGGTAGCGTTAGCCTGCGCTAAAGTTGTTTCTGAGAACGTACTAAAGCCTAACATTTAAAGATATCCTTATTGTGGTTTATATTCAGATAAACTGAAGTCTGTGCCGTGCATGGCGTCTATCTTAGCATGGTTAGAATACACTAGAACCTCTGGATCATCTATTAGGAAGTCACAACCCTTACAGAAGTCAGGGAAGTCACCCGTTGAATGCTGCTCTCTAAGTAACTCATAGGCAGGACCATTCCAAATCTCTTCAATGGTGTTTTTACTCATATGCCCCAAGGTAGCAGCGTCATCATTACCCATTACTTGACAGCAGGGATGTACCGCACCAGTCTCACCATCTACACCGCCTGCTCTAATCACGATATCAGGAGAGAAGGGTCTACCACAGGTCTTTAACTTACCATTGCGAGTATCAGCCTCTGAGTAGACCCCAGACCAATTGTGCATCTTCCATATCTCAACCAAACCGCCTTCACTTAGTTTTAGGTACTGCTCTTTTTCATACTCTAAGTTATCATTATTTAAAATTAGGTGGTAGCTAGCAACGGCGCAGTTAGTGGCATAAGAACGCATCTGCTTCATATTATCAACTACACGATCAAAGTTAGGGCTACTCATCCACTTAGAGTAAGTCTCTGCGTTATACCCTATTATAGAGAACCTGTAGAAATCCAAACCTGCATCTACACAGTCCCGCATAAACTTACCTTGCATACGCAGACCATTAGAGAATATATATGCCTTAGCGTCGTACTTCTTAACAATCTCAATATAACGAGGTAGATCTCTGTTTAAGGTTGGCTCTCCAGACCCTTCCAGGTTTACTACTCGTGGCCTAGTTTGTCTGATTGCATCTTCAAACATATCTAGGGGCATCTTCTTGAGCCAGTCCTTACCTCTTGCCCCCGTCTTACCGTCTGCTGTCGTTTGTGGACACATCTTACAGGTGTAGTTACAACCCCCGTTAATCTCTATAACAGCACGATCTATGTACATGTACTAGTTTCATTCTTAGCTAAGGCGTCAAAGGAGCGTAGGCTACGAATTAGTCCAGATAGGTCATTAATGTTAATCATGTTAGGGCCATCACAAGGTGCATTATCTGGATCTTGGTGTGTCTCAATAAATACGCCCGCTACCCCTACAGCACAGGCTGCTTTAGCCAAAGATGCTACAAACCTACGATCTCCTCCAGAAGATGTGCCAAGACCTGCAGGCTTCTGTACTGAGTGTGTAGCATCAAAGATTACAGGGAAACCTGTCTCTGCCATAGTTACAAGGCCCCTAAAGTCATTTACTAGAGTATTATACCCAAAGGATGTACCACGCTCACAGAGCATAATATTGTTATTTCCCGTACTTACAATCTTGTCAGCTACATTAGTCATTTCACAAGGTGATAGGAATTGACCCTTCTTTACGTTAACAGCTAGGCCAGTGCGGCCTGCAGCTAGCAAAAGGTCAGTCTGGCGAGATAGGAATGCTGGGATCTGAATAAGATCAACAACATCAGCCACTGCTGCTACACTGAAAACTTCGTGTACGTCAGTAGTTACTGGGCATCCAAACGCAGAGCGGACATCTTCTAGTATTCTTAGACCTTCGTACATTCCAATACCACGACTAGACGTGCCTGATGTTCTGTTTGCCTTATCATAACTGCCCTTAAAAACAAACTTTGATCCTGTTACTAAACATGCATCAGATATACGACCTGCCATCATCATAGCGTGGTCATAGCTCTCTAGCTGACACGGGCCTAAAATAAATGAAACTGGTAGGTTTCCACCAAATTCTACATTACCAGCCTTCACTATTTGTTGGTTCATTATATACTCTCCATAGCTTTTTCAATGTATAACACATCCTGTGGATTGTTCAACTCCCAAAAGACACGGCCTCTTCCCTCAACCTCAACACACTTTATAGTACCGCCGTTTTCTAAGACGCGGAGTTGTTCAAGACCCTCCATTCGTTCCAGTGTACCCTCTGTCCATGTCATATATTTAGCTAAGGCCATTGGGCGATAAGCATATA